AAAAAATAAAGTGCGTGCTTGGGCTATGGCTGCCGGTTTGAAAATCGGTTTATTTGTTCTTAGAAAATATTGCATACGAGTCCTTGATGACACAATTCAATATGATCTTTCTGATAGGGATGGGCCAACAATTAAAATGACGCGGCTAGAAGATGAGAGTTTCGATGACTGTCAGAAGAGAATGTTATTGTATCTTAATGCTAAACTTGACATAGTGAGAATGGAAAATGCAACGGTATTTGGTATTAAGGGCGATGATGTTTATGCGACTCCGCGTGATAGAACAAGTGTTATGACTGCAACAAATATGTATCGTATGATTATACCAGGGTTGCCTGACCAATGGTTGCCTATGGCAACTTTACGTCCTAATATTCATCCAATAATTGCTAATATTTTGTGGAAATTTGACCTTGAACGTTTTGCCAAATATGGTTATCTTCAGTTAGACCAGCGTCAAGTTTGTCCTCATAACCATCTTGTTAGTGGTTATATTCACGTTGATGTTGGGGTTCCTCCTCTTATGATACTTTGTCTTCGTCGTCTCTCTGCATATAATTTAGCATATGGTGGGTCCTCTAAATACCCATATGTTGCTAATGCTTGTTTTAATCCTCTTCTTGGTTTAGGAGATAAGTTGTCTAGGTTGCCAAAGTCTTATGTCAGTTTTCTTCCAGAGTTTCGCTTTCAGGATGTGCATAGAGCGATTAACTATTATTACATGTATTGTGTCAAAGTCCAAAAATTTAAGTTTACTTTTGATCCGTCAGATTTAGACTTATTTAAGTTTGGTAATACTAAGTGTGGTTATAGGAAATGGCAGCAGCTTCAGGATCTTCAATTGGATAAATTTACTCGTGTTAAGTTCACTCATAAGCCCTCTAAAAGACAAGCTCAAGTTACTATTATGCGTGAATTTCTTCAGGCAATATTTAAGGCATTTGATGAGACTGCTTGTGGTAGTGTTCCTTTTGAGAAGTATCTTAAACAGTTTATTACTACTCTCTCGATTAAGGAACAAAATCTGTCTGCTATTGATATTGGGCTCCTGACTGATGATGCTGTCAAAGATATGTACTGGAAATCTCGACTTTTCTTTCTTTCAAATGACTCTGTTCTTCATAAATTATTTCTAACTCGAGTTAAAGGAGAAAGGTCGTATTTTCCAGAATGTAAGGATATATTGGGTGTTAAGGATGCTCGACATAATACTCTAATGATTTCGATAGGTATGACCTGGACGCGTGGTGGGGCTGAATTGTTGTTTAATTCGTTGCATGGTGATCGATTTGATGTTTATGAGAGAATTTCGTTTGCTGGTGATTCTGCCTCGAATGTTTGTTGTTCCTATAAGTGGAAGGCTCATGGGGATATGTTGATTGGTTCTGGTGACATTAAATCTTTGGATACGTCAATAACCGCAATTCCCCTCGTTCTCTATCTTATGTTTGCTCAAATCTGGATACAGCGTAATGATTCGGATCCTTCTTATCGTATGTTCCAGTACATTTTGGAGAGTTGCGCGGAGCAGTTGGCTGGTAAGACTGTTCGTTGGATTAAAGATTTTGTGCTCCTGATAGGTGTTATGCCTTCTGGTTCGCTGGAAACTTCTCATGGAGATTCGTGGGTTGTGGGTGTTGTTTATTGGTTGTCTTATATCTTTAATGTTATGGCTCATTCTGAAGTGAAAGTTCGTCGTCAAATTTGGGAAGCTTTGGCGAATCGGGTGATTGGAATGTTTGTTTACGGTGATGACTTTCTTAAAGTGTATCCTAAGAGTCTCCGTGATCACATTAATGTCAATGGGTTTGCTGGCTATATGTTGAGTTCACACTCAATTCAATTTAAAAATTCGGAAGAATTCTCTTCTGCTTTGACTTATTTGACTGTTTGGAATAACGAAGTGGTTAATCATGTTTATACTGGACCAAGTTATCTTAAACGTCATTTGATTCGAGCAGATCAGTTTAATTTAAATTTAATTAATCCGAAGATTTCGAATGTTGTTCCGTGGCGTCCTTTCCCTCAGTATCAGTGGCGTGCTGGAGTTCCGCGTGACAGAAATGCTCCTATCTATATGAATTTATCTCGTTTGATTGGACTTGCATATGATACTCTTGGTGTTGATCCAATGGCGTATTATTACTTAGGTTTTGTTTACAATGACACTTATGAGATCAGTGCAAGAATAGTAGGAGCAAATTATCTTACTGATAATATGCCGAGGTGGTTGGAGGAGGATTGTAAGTATTTGCGGAAAATTAATTACCGAGTTGAGCATCCAAATTTTCCTTCTCGTGAGGAGTTGCTTAACTTGTGCGTTATGAAAAGAGAGTATCATTATCCTCCGACTGTTGGTCCTTGGCAAATGCACCTCCAAGATTATGAATGGTGGTGACCCGCTTGTCCTGGGTAAGTGGCT